TGCATCGCGCTGCCGCCGGCGCCGGTGAGGATGGTCGAGCCCAGCGCAACCGCGACCGCTCCGATGCCAAGGGTGACCGCGCTCATTGCAGCACCGCCCTGGCGCGCTGCGCCTGACGGATCGCCACCATGCGGCGACCCCATTCCATGACGAAGCCGGGGACATCGAGGCGAACCTCGCTGACCATCTCGCGCACGCTGTCATGCAACAGGGTGAAGGCGTAGCAGAAGCAGGGAACGCTGATCCGTGCCCAAGTCGCGAGGTCATCGCACCTCGAACAGGTGCGATAATCCGTGACCTCGCCGTCCCATTTCCCGACATCGTAGCGGTGGGCCTCGCCTGGATGGATCGGCGCGCCGCACTCGACGCAGTGGTGCAGCTTGCCGGCCTTGCGGCGGTAGGTGTGGTGGAACTGGGCGGGCTCGAAATCGCAGGAGCATTCGTAGCTCACGGCACCTCTCCAACGGCCTGCAGATAGAGATCGAGGATCGCCTCTTCTTCCTTGCGCTCGTCGAAATCGCGCTTTCTGAGCGCGATGACCTTGCGCAGGATCTTGACGTCGTAGCCGTTGGCCTTGGCCTCGCTGTAGACCTCCTTGATGTCGTCGGAGATCGTCTTCTTCTCCTCTTCCAGCCGCTCGATGCGCTGGACGATGGAGAGGAGCTGGTTGTTGTCGAGCGGCTCATCCATTGAGGCGATCTCCATGCAGGCGGTGGCCGAGCTCGGCCATGGTCAGGCGGACATCCGACATGCGGGTCTTCAGGGCCTCGCGGGCGCCAGCGAGCTGGGAGAGGCGCGCATTGAGCCGGCCCTGCTCGGCGTCGAGCGCCGCCTCCTGGCTGGCGATCTCGTCGAGCGCCTGCTCGCATTCGTGCAGCAGCCGCTCGGCCGAGGGTGGCGCGGGCCGCCTTGCGGCGTGCGCCCCGCCGATGCCGGCATAGAGCGTTCGGCCCGCGGCGGTGAGCATGGCGCAGGCGCGCTCCTGGCCGTCGGGCAGCCGATAGCGGCGGATCTCGGCCCAGCCGCGCAGGGCGAGCGCCTTCGTCGTGGCTTCGCGCACCACCTGCTCGGGAAAGGCGCGGGAGCGCCAGGGCCCGCCCGCGCCGCCATGGCGATAGAGCGCGCCGGCGCAGAGCAGGCCGAGCGCGATGCGCTGATGCAGCGAGGGCTGCGCGGCCTGCTTCAGGCCGGGCGTCAGAGCCGGCAGCGGGGCGGCGCCCATTAGTGGCGCGCCTTGCCGTTGCGGCGGGCGATCTGCTTCGCCTTCTCAAAGTTGGTGTCGATCTGCTCGCCAGTGAAGTCGAGCAGCAGGTCGTCTCGCGTCACGCCGCCGGCCGAGGCGGCATGACTGGTGATGAAATCGGCCATGCGCGCGGCGACAGAGTGCTCGGCGGGGCGGGTGGCGGTGGCTGGGAATGCGGACACGGGCATGCTCCATCGGGTTGCGATGGGCATGTTATGAAATGGGCATTTGCCCCTTGTCAATGGGCAATAGGCAATTGCCCATTTGTCTCGCTATTTGATGCGCTCGTACGCTCGGTCCATTTGGATGGCCCTGGTCTCAATCACATATCGAGCAAGCAGCGATATCTGACAGTTGTTTGAATCGATCTCGCTATAGGGGTGCATTCTGTCGCACTCGCGCTTCGCACGATCTTCAACCGTCAGCTTCGGCTGCATCGACCCGTAGACCAGCATGGCCGCCAGTACGGCCATTACCGCTCCCGCGCCGTAAAGCAAGAACCTTTTCTGCAGGCCTACATCCTCGACATTTTCATGATAACGCGACCGAGAACGCGCAGATTTTCGACCGGCACCCGATCTTCCTGATGGGCAGGATTGTCGGAGATGATCCGAACTATCATGGGATCAGAGCCCCGCACCAACTGAAGGCGCTTCACCGAGACGCCAATTCCGTCGTCGATGGCAAAAATCCCGTCAGGCGCTGGCGCAATCGCGCCCCTATGGATCATGACCCGATCGCCCGGCAGGAGAGTCGGGACCATCGAATCTCCATCGACCGGGATGATATCAACCTCATTCTCTCTCGCGCGAAGTTCCGTGTGCAGGAATGAAACTGGCATGGTCCATGTCGCGCGCACGCCGTCAGCTGGCTGGCCGTCAACCATCACCTGGTCTGCGAACCCGCCCAGCCCCAGCCCGCCGCGAACGTCGCGCTCGATTATCTCTCCGGGCCGCAGCTCGCGACGCGCTGCGCGACGCGCCGCCTCCGCTGCCTCCTGATTCTCCGGCGCGTCCTCGTCGACTGCATCGGGATCGAAGCTGTCGATCAAGGGCCTGCCGGGACTGATCAGCCAGTTAGGCGGTTTGCCCAGCGCCTTTGCAATCTTCTGCAAGTTCTCGATCTTGCCGCCTCTGCCGCGCTTCAGCGCGTCGCGGATGTAGGTTTCGCCGAGACCCGCCGAGCCGGAAACCTCCTTCATGTCGCGCCCTTGCCGCGCGATTTCCTGCTCCAAGCGCTTTCGCCAGTCATTCGTCATGGTGGGAACTTGCCCACTCGCTTGCCCATCGTCGATGTGAATTTTGCCCATCATGCCCATTGACTCGGCGGGCATTTGCCCATTATCGATCATGCGCATGAGCGAGACCCAAAAATTCCTGCAGGAAATCGACGCATTCCTGTCGCTGACAGGGATGGCGGAGACGACGTTCGGCCGGAAGGCCGTGAACGACGGAAAGCTTGTCCCTCGGCTGCGCGATGGCGGGTCGGTGACCCTCGATAAGGCGGCTCAGGTGCGTGTCTTCATCCGCGTCACGGCTCCCTCACAGGTTGCGTCTTCCTAACCCAACGTCGCCCGCCGGCGCAGCGCGTAAGGCGCGGCGCCGCACAACCGAGGTTCACCTGATGCGGGACACCACCCATTACGCCTTGAAGGCAGCGACCGCCGACCTGGTCGACCGTTGTGGCGGGCAGAAGCGTGCCGGCGATCTGCTCGGCGTGACGCAGCAGCAAATCAGCAAGCTCGCCCAGCGCGAGGCGGACGGCATGTTGTCGATCCGCCAGAAGCTGGTGCTCGAAGCGGATTGCGGCGAGCCGGTGGTGACGATGGTCGAGGCCGATCTGCTCGGCTTCCGGCTGGAACGGACGGGCCCGGCCCCGATCGAGCCGGATGGCTGCCCGCTCAGCGCCCATGCAGCGGTGATGCAGGAGGTGGCCGATGTCTGCCGTGCCTTCGCGCAGGCGCAGGCCGATGGCCGCTATTCGCGCACCGATGCACTGACCGTCGGCCGCGAGCTCTCCGAATTGCGCCGCACGATCGAGCGCTTCGAGCGCGTCAACGCCCGGACGATGGCGGGAGGCGGGGAATGAGCGCCCCTGTCAGCTACGTGTCGTCGTGGGAGCCTGGCCCATACGTGCCGCCGCTGCCGCTCTTTTCAGCGCCTCGGCCAGCTCAATGGCTGCATCGGCGGTCATTCCCACCGGCAGAGATCGCCGCTCTCCCGTTCGCAGTGCGTCTTCGGAAGGCAGCAGCGCGAGGTCGAGCAGCACCCATTGTTGCGGCAGCGTCGCCAGGTTCCAGCCGGCCAGGGGGAATACCGTGATCTGCGCCATTCGTGTGATCCCTTTGCTGATTCCAAAGCGAATCGCGCGAGCGGCCGCGTTCGCCCGCGGCCGCACCCATTCCAGCGACAGCACAACCTATTCGCGAGCGCGACGCAACATCATCCACCGCTCGCGCGCTGGCCCGTCCTGATCCTGAGCCTTTCCGCTTTCGCCGCCGGTTTTCACCCCTTTGGCCGGCGGCGTGGGGCGGCCCCGCCGTTCGAGGCCCGGCGGGGCCGCCTTCCCTCTCAACCCCGGAGGCAGGCCGTGGATGCACTCTCCCCAGCGACCGCGGCCGGCGCGCCCTGGCGCCAGGCCTGCGCCCATTGCGGCGTCGTCGCTCCCATCATCCGCCTGCCGGTTTCGTCGCTGGCGCCGGGCGCGCTGCTTTCCAGCGATGGCTGGCTCGCGACAGCCGCCATGCTGGAGGCGGCCGGGGCCTGCCTGATCGAACGCACGCGCGGCGACGGCCGCTTCAACCATGCGCAGGCGCGCAGCACGGCCGGAAAGCTGCGGGAAGCCGCCGCGGAGATTCGCGCCAACCTTGCACTCGAGGAGGATTTCGCATGCCGGATGCGCTGACGGGCGGGGCTGTCATGCTCAGCATTGCGAGCCTGCGCCGCGACGGCGGCACGCAGCCGCGCGCCATGCTCGATCCTTCCACCGTCGAAGCCTATGCCGATGCGCGGCGCGAGGGCGCGAAGTTCCCGCCCGTCGTCGTCTTCTACGACGGCACGAGCCATTGGCTGGCGGATGGCTTCCACCGCACGGCCGGGCACGAGGAGGCCGGCGAGACCGAGATCGCGGCCGATATCCGGCCCGGCACACAGCGCGACGCCATCCTGTTTGCCTGCGGCGCCAACGCCACCCATGGCCTGCGCCGCACGACGGGCGACAAGCGCCGCGCCGTCGTCCTGCTGCTGCGTGATGACGAATGGGCACAGTGGAGCGACCGCGAGATCGCCCGGCGCGCCCATGTCTCGCACGTCTTCGTCGCCAAGCTGCGCGATCTCACTGGCAACGTTTCCAGTGAGCGGACCTTCCAGACGCGGCACGGCACCGTGTCGACCATGGACACCGCCGCCATCGGCAAGCGCGCCGCCGACATGGCGACGCTGCGCTCCGTTCCGCTCGACGCCTTGCACCAACTCGTCAGCGAGCAGCACAGGGCGAAGCAGGAGAGGAAGAAGGCCCGGCGCGAAGAGCGCGAGCAACAGCTCGGCCTGAGGATTGCCGATGGCAACGCCCGGCTGATCGCGGCCGGAGCGGCCGGCAAGCGCTTTGGCGTGATCTATGCGGACCCGGAATGGCGCTTCGAGCCCTGGTCGCGCGAAACCGGCTTGGACCGGGCGCCGGAGAACCACTACCCGACCACCGCGACGGCCGTGATCGCCTCGCGCCCGGTCGGGCAGATCGCCGCGCCGGACTGCGCGCTGTTCCTCTGGGCGACGGCGCCGATGCTCTACGCCGCCTATGAGGTGATGACCGGCTGGGGCTTCGCCTACAAGACGCATTGCATCTGGGCCAAGCGACGGCCGGGCAAGGCGCGCGGGCCGGGCTACTGGTTCACCGGCGAGCACGAAATCCTGCTGCTGGGCACGCGCGGCGAGCCGCCGGCCCCGGCGCCCGGCACGCAATGGCCGAGCTTCTTCATCGCCGATATCGGCGCGCACAGCGAAAAGCCCGACCGGGCCTATGAGCTGATCGAAGCCTATTTCCCAAACCTGCCCAGGATCGAGCTCAACGCCCGCCGCGCCCGCGCCGGCTGGGAAAGCTGGGGCGCGGAAGCGCCGGACGATATTCCTGGTACCGGGAAAATGGTGGCTGGCGACCATTTCGGCGACCTCAACAAAATGGTCGGAGGGCCGGCGTGATGGCGGGCTCAGCCTCCGAGCGCGCGATCCGCGACGCGGTCGCGGCATTCCTCCGGCGGGAGCTGCCGACGGCGCGCATCGTCCATGAACTGGTCTGTGGAGGCAGCCGGGCCGACCTCGCAGCCATCGAGCGCGAGCGGGTGCTGCTGTTCGAGGTCAAGTCCGAAAAGGACGTGCTGACTCGATTACCGACGCAGCTGCGCGATTTCACCGGCTCGGCGCATGGCGTCGTGCTCGTCGCGCACGAGAAGTGGTTCGACAAGACGCCCTACAATAACGGCTCACCGCGCCTCGCATGGCCGCACCGCGCAGATTGGCGACACGACGTCTGGGTTTATCCCGAAACGACGCCAGACCCCTATCGCTCCTATCAATGGCGCCTGCCGCGGCGCACGCTGGCCCAACCGCATGCCGCCGCCCTGCTGTGTCTGCTGTGGAAGGCGGAGCTGCTGGCCGAGGCGGAGAGACACCGGATCGCCGTCTCCGGCCGCTCGCGCGTCCCAGACATCATCGAGCTGATGGCCTGGCACATGACCGGGGCCGAGATCGCCCGCGCTGCGTGCCGGCAGCTGCGCGCCCGCCCCTTTCCCGAGGCCGATGCCCCGATCCTTGAACAAGCTGAGGCTGCCCATGCATGAGCTGATCGTCGATTCCTTCGCCGGCGGCGGCGGGGCTTCCACCGGGATCGAGATGGCGCTCGGCCGCTCGCCCGACATCGCCATCAACCACGACGCCGAGGCGCTGGCGCTGCACCGGATGAACCATCCGGAGACGCTGCACCTGCCGCATAATGTCTGGAAGGTCGACCCGGTCGCCGTGACCGGCGGCCGGCCCGTCGGCCTGCTCTGGGCCTCGCCCGACTGCAAGCACTTTTCCAAGGCCAAGGGCGGCCGGCCGGTGAAGCGCAATATCCGCGATCTCGCCTGGGTGGTAGTGCGCTGGGCGCGTCAGGTCAGGCCGCGCGTGATCATCCTCGAGAATGTCGAGGAGTTCCGCGACTGGGGGCCGATCTCGCAGGAGGGCCAGCCCTGCAAGGACCGCAAGGGCGAGACCTTCAAGCGCTGGGAAGGCGAGCTGAAGCGGCTCGGCTACAAGGTCGAGCATCGCGAGCTGCGCGCCTGCGACTATGGCGCGCCGACGATCCGCAAGCGGCTCTTCCTGATCGCCCGCCGCGATGGCGAGCCGATCATCTGGCCCAAGCCGACGCATGGAAAGCCGGACGATCCCGAGGTGGTCGCCGGGAGGAAACTGCCCTGGCGAACCGCGGCCGAGATCATCGACTGGTCGCTGCCCTGCCATTCGATCTTCCTCTCTCGCGAGGAAGGCCGGGCTGTCGGCGTCAACCGGCCGCTCGCCGAAGCGACCATGGCGCGCATCGCCCGCGGGGTGAAACGCTATGTGATCGACGCGGCGAAGCCGTTCGTGGTGCGAACCGACATGGCGAGCGCCGCGGCGCGCAACGGCGTGCATGGCGTCGACGAGCCGATCCGCACCATGACGATGGGCGGCAGTTTCGCGCTGGCGACGCCGTTCGTCACCAAGTTCCGGGCCAACAGCGTCGGCTCGACGCTCGACGAGCCGCTGCACACCGTGACCGCCAATGGCGAGAACCGGACGCGACCGGGCGGCTGCGCGCCGCTTGGGCTGGTCGCGCCGATTTTGGCCGGCTGCGGCGGCCGGGCCGGCCAGTCGCGCGAGCGCAGCGCCGATGAGCCGACGGCGACGGGCACGGCGAAGGCTGATGTCTGCCTCGTCGCTCCGGTGCTGACCTATGCCCAGCAGGGTGGGCTCAATCGCGATCCGCAGGAGCCGCATTCGACGATCTGCGCCTCGGCGAAGGATCAGAATGCGCTGATCGGCTGCACGCTGATCCAGACCGGCTATGGCGAGCGCGAGGGGCAGGAGCCGCGCTCGCTCGATCCGGAGGCGCCTCTTGGCACTGTCGTCGCCGGCGGCGTCAAGCATGCGGCCGTCGCCGCCTTCATGGCGCAGCACAATGAGGGGCCGCGTCCCGGGGCGCCCGGACGAGAGCTTCGTGAGCCGGTCTCCACGATCACCGCGACGGGCGCCCAACAGGCACTGGTCGCCTCGCATGTGCTGTACATGAAGGGCTCGGCGCGGGCGTCGAGCGGGCCGCACGACCCGATCCCGACGATCTGCGCCGGGACGACGCATACGACGGAGGTCCGCGCCTTCCTGTCGAAATATTACGGCCCGGCGGTCGGCCAGGACGCGCAGGATCCGCTGCACACCGCGACGACAAAGGCGCGCTTCGGCCTCGTCACGGTCGATATCGGCGGCGAGCCCTATGTCATCGCCGATATCGGCATGCGCATGCTCTCGCCGCGCGAGCTCTACCGGGCGCAGGGTTTTCCCGAGAGCTTCATCATCGACCGCGGCATGCGCGTCGAGCCGCGCGAAGGTCTCAGCGAGGATGACGGCGAGGCCGATATCGTCCCGATCACCAAGACGGCGCAGGTCCGCATGTGCGGCAACAGCGTCTGCCCGCCGCTGGCCCGCGCGCTCGTCGCAGCGAACTACCAGCCGCGCCAGAGCGAGCGGCCGGTGGCGCCCGCCGTCATGCCGCTGTTCATGGAGGCGGCGGAATGACCCGTACAGGCCTCTTTCGCTATGTACGGCACGCTGATGTCGAGGCTTATATGCGGCGCGGCTGGATGGTCGCGGCCGATCTCGGCCCGACGCATGGCGCCTGGTCCGTGCTGATGTGGCACTGCGCCTGCGGGCAGGTGCAGCCATGAGCTGGCGCCTGTTCTCGACGGCTTCCGATGCCGAGGTGCCGACGCAGTCGCATCTGCTCGTGCTGCTGAAGCTCGTCGACTGCTGCGACGATGATGGTCGCAACATCTTCCCCTCGGTGGCGACCGTGGCGAAATTCGCGAAGTGCTCAAGTCGCACCGTGCAGCGGGTGATCGGCGAGTTCTGCCGCATCGGTCTGCTGCATCGCGTGAGGGACGGCGGACAGGGGCGCGGCTCCACGGCTCATTACGAGATGGATATCGACCTGCTGGCGCGGCTGCGGCGGGCGGAGCTCTATCCCGCGCTCATGGCGGCGGCCCATGCCGATCCGCTGCCTGACGACGAGGGCGAGCAGGGCGAAGGCCATGCGCCGGACGCATGCGGCGAGGAGGAGCATCAGGCCGATCCCAGCCATCCTAAGGGTGACACCGTGTCACCCTTACGCTCGGATAGGGTGACACCGGCGACAGCTAAGGGTGACAAGCTTTGTCACCCAACCCCTTATAGAACCCTCAAACCTGAGAGAGAGGGTGCGCAGGAGCGCGAAGCTTCGCCAACGATCGGCGATGCGGCCGATGGCCATGCACCGGATGCAGGCGACACCGATCAGCCTGTCCCCACGCTGGTCGATTTCCGGAAGAGCTGGCCGACCACCGTCGCCGACGACAAGGTCCGGGTCGAGAACGCCTGGATCGCGCTCAGCCAGACCGACCGTCGCATGGCCATCGATGGGATCGCGCCCTTCCTGGCTCACCTCAGGAAGCTCAACCGCAAGCATATCCCGGCGGGCGATCGCTATCTCAGCCAGCGCAGGTGGCAGGATATCGCACAGTCTGCCGCGGCTTCTCCGGCGGCCGCCTCCCATGTCGAGATCGCGGCCTGGTCGCGCGACTGGTGGATCGTGGTGATCGACCGGGCGATGCGCGGCGAGAAGGTCGGCATGTGGGTGCAGCGCGCCGACGAGGGCAAGTCCTGGGGCGCGCCGGCGGCCGACCTCGAAGCCGCACGCCGCCGGCTCGGAGAGGTCAGGGCCTATCTCTGCGACGGGCCGGAAATCGAGGCGTGGCGGCCGTGGCTTGCTGCGCGAGGCGCCCGAATCCCCGCCCTGCGGGGCAGCTTCCGCGTGTTCCTGCCCGGCGAGCAGCCGCCGGGCCGAGCCGATCAAGGTGATGATGATGTCAGGTTCTAAGACTCCGAAGGCGATCTGGCTGGCCGAGGAAGAGCGCATCGCCGCCGGAGATGCTAAGCGTGCCAGGGCCGAGCGACGGCTTGCGGCGCGTCCGACAGCCAAGCGCCTTGCCAAGGTGCAATCCAAGCCGAGCGACGGCTTCGATGCGGCAGCTTCCCGCCTGGAGGCCAAGGCCGAGCGGGACGCAGCAGACGCGAGAGCAGCCAAGGCCGCGCGCCGCGCCAAGGCTGCGCAGGGAGATTTCGGGCCGAAAGTGGTGCCTGGCAAGCGGGTGGTGCCTGACCCTTTGGAGCCTGGTTCCAAGCTCAAGGCGACCGTCAACCTCGCCGAGCACCCGCTCGAGATGATGCTCTCGCGCGGGCGGCTGACGCAAGCGCAGTACGAGGCCGGCATCCGGTTCCGGGCGATCTACGAGCACGCCACGATCGGGCCTGGCCGCGGCATCGATCCCGGCAAGATCAAGGTCGATGGAGGCAGGGCCGGCGATCCGCTGTCCGATGCAGTGTTGCATGCGCATGGTGAGCTGAAACGGCTCGCGTGGGCGCTCGGCCTCGTCGGTGAGCGTGTGGTGTCCTCGATCTGCGGCGCAGGCCTGACCGTGTCCGAACTCGCGAAGCGTTGGCCTACGCCAGACGCCGAACGGGCCCGCATGGACTACCTGACCATCCGCCTGCGCGAAGCCCTGGATCTGCTGGCCGAGGAGGTCTGGGGCGGCAAGGGGCCGGAGCGCGGCCGCATCGTCGGGCTGCGTGACCTCGGCAGCGGCGTGATCGACGAGCAGGCTGTGCTGGCAGCGAACCAGACCCATCTGCGGAAGCGCGGGATAAGCCTGTAGTATCGGGCAGCAAGATACAACTTGACGCTTGACGACTGCGCAGCTGCGTGCCCCTAAATAGATATCAGCACGAATCGCGCCCGGAGCCGGAAACGGCCTCCGGGCGTTGTCGTTAGAGGGCTGTACGGTGAAGCGGATCAGGACCTTCCGCACCGCGCGGCAGGTCGAGCAGGCAGCCAAGGCCGAACGCGAATACGACCAGCATCGGGCTCGGGTGATCGAGACGCGGCGGCTCTATTGGACCGCACGTTGGCGCAAGATCGCGAAGGCGCAGCTCGACGAGCATCCGCTCTGCATCATGTGCGAGGGCGAAGGCGTGATCGCACGCGCCACGGTGTGCGACCACGTCGTGCCGCATCGCGGTGATGTCGAGCTGTTCTGGAACGGCGAGCGGCAGAGCCTCTGCAAGGATCATCATGACCGCGCGAAGCAGCGCGAGGAGCGAGCCGGCCGGCGGTGACCGGGGGGGGGGGGTGGTCAAAACTCCCCTGCCCCCATCCCCTGCACCGGGCGCCTACTGTTCTCCGTGGCGTCGCGAAATTTTTCCGAGATTCTTTTTTTTGTAGGAGGGTGAGGCCAGCCTCGCCGCGATCGATCATGGGCAGGCGCAAGGACGATCCCGCCGTGCAGGCGGCGAAGGGTTATCCCAGTCGGCGGAAGAAGCAGACCGATGCCCAGGCGAAGGCGAAAGCCGCCGCCCCATCTGCGGAGGAGCAGCTTCTCGCCAGCATGGACATCGCCGGCCTGCGCCCGCCGGCGCGCTTCGCCCGCAAGGAGTTCAAGGAGGAGCGCGACGTCTGGATGGCGATTGCGCCGCGGCTGAAGCAGACGCTTCGGGCCTCCGCCGAGTTCCAGGCGCCGCTGGTCGCCTATTGCGATGCGGTCGCCCGCTATAATCGCTCGGTCCTGGCGCTTCGGCGCGAGGGCTATGTCGTGAAGGTCAAGACGGTCTCGGGCGACGAGATGCCCCGAACCAACCCAAACGAGAAGATCCGCGCCCAGGCGCTGGCCGAAATCCTCTCGCTCTCCGCCCGCTTCGGCTTCACGCCGAGCGATAATTTCGCGCTGCTGATCGACCAGCGCCGCGTGATCGAGGGCGGACTCGGCCGCGGTCAGGGCGACCTCGGCCTGCTCGATCCCCCGTCGCCTGGGCAAACCCCTGCCGGCGCGAGCGATCCGGTCGGCGGCATGGACCGCTTCGATTCGCCACCTCCGGGCACCCTGCCCAACTGATTGGCGGCAATGGAGACCAGCGGGGCGGCGGTCGCCGCGACCGGCGCGCTCTGGCCGCTGCCGGACTGGCTCGCCGAGCACGAAAACGAGCCGGCCTATGGCTGGGCGATTTCGGCATGGCGCCGGGCTGCGGCGCAGAAGGGCGCCTGGTTCGACGCGCGCAAGGCCGAGCTCGTCGTCGCGAACTGGCCGCGCTGGTTCAAGCTGACGGCGGACCGCTTCGCCGGCGTGCCGTTCCGGCTGCTGAAATGGCAGGAGATCGTCGTTCGGCTGCTGGTCGGCTGGAAGCGGCCGGCGGATCACATCGATCCGCTGACCGGCAAG